TAGATTACTTAATTAAAGCCTTCAATTTTTTTACTGGCCTAAGCCTAAAAATGAATCCAAATATACTTTAGATAGAGGTATGCGAATACTACTCTTATTATTATCAATTGCCTTCATTACATCTACGAAGCCAATTGATACTGAAACTCTTATTACTCAGGATGCTAGATATCTAGCTATCAATGGGTTTGTTGATTCACCCACATCAACGGCTTCAAAAACATCTACTAAAACGACAACATCTAGTAAGAGTTCTTTCCCAACACGGCTAGTAACTCCTACTTCTACATCAACAAAGACGATTACGTCTACCATGACATCTACAAGAACTGCCTCATCTTCAAGAACTTCATCTCAGAGTCCCAAACCTACTGTATCTGGATTGACTTCTAAGACTGCAAGTGCTTCCTCTGCTAGATCTGTATCACCTAGAACAACGATTACTTTCAGCAGTTCACCTTTACAAAGTAAAACTCAAAGCTCTAGTCCAACAAATACTAGGACTACAGCAGGTTCAAAAACATCCTCTTCAAGTGGATCACAAACGATGTCAACAAGGCCTTCTAAATCAACTTCTTCTAGTGCAACGAATACTCTAACTGCACTCAGAACTAAGACAATTTTAGCTTCGCCATCTTCGACTACTACATCTACTTCTTCTAAGACAAGCACTGGTTCCTCTACACCAACAAAGTCAATTGCACAAACTAAAACTTCAAGTGCCTCTACGACATTTACAACTTCCTTGAGAAACTCTAAGACATCTAGTGCAAGTTCTCTTTCATCAAAATCTAATTCTGGAACTACTACCTTTACTTCCTCTCGGAGTTCGAGTAAGACTTCAACGGTTTCAGCAAGTTCATCTAAGCATCCTAAGGCATCTCCTACAGTGCTACGCGATTCATATACAATAACTAGCTCTATACAACATACTAAGACTTCTTCACTTACTGCAACTAGTTCATTTACCCCTCGTAGGACTTTTAGTCTTTCTTCTACACCTTCTCCTTCTTTCTCGAGGTCATCAAGTCCTCTTATTACTGGTTCAGTCACACATTCAGCTACATTATCTAGAGTTCCCAATCCTTCTCTAAATCAAACTTTATCAGCTTTTAGTTCAATCACTGTATCTTCTTCAGGAAGCCCTCTAGCTTCAAGGTCGCAGTCACAAAGTTCTAGGAATACACCTAGTTCGTCGGTTTCAAGGACACAGATTGCTACAACTACAAATACGAAGAGTGCTTCTAATTCAAAGACTTCCACAGGCACAACTAGTATTTCAAAAAGTCCCTTGATTACTTTTACAATCCCTGGCACATTTACAATCACTAGAACAACTGCAATATCTAAGACTCAAGTTACAACTCATTCTTTAACAAAGTCACCCTTGGTTACTATATCAGTAACAATTACTACCAGTCAATCTATGTATTCTACACAAACATCTACAGACAGCTTTATAAGAAAGACTATTACAAATACATATACTGCTACTCTTACAAATTCTAGAACACAGGCTCCGACTGCATCCTTTCCAACTCTATCATTGTATTCCTCTGTATCATCAGCTCCATCTGCTTCTTTCACCAGCTCTCCTTCTCAAAGCTCTTCAGCCAGTCAATCTGGAAGACCCTCGGATTCTTCTACTACATCAAGTTCTCAGACTTCCTCGAGTTCTACAACGCCATCGAGTTCCGTAAGTTCAACTGGTTCTCTAACTATTACTCAGTCAAATTCTAGAACATCTATTATAACTAAGACTCAATCACCAAATCCATCCTTATCACGTTCTCCTGTTAAAACTGTTTCAAATTCAGTATCTCCAAGTATGTCATATACTTCTCGTAGATCGATTTCAACTTCTAGATCACCTCGTATTACTTTGACCATGATTAAGACTGTTACGCCTTCTTCAGAAATAACTATATCAGGTTCTTTATCTTCAGCCTCAACATATACACCTGAACCAACTTCAACTCCTACATATTCTCTATCACCATCAACTCTTACAACTTTTACACCGAATCCATCTTCCACATTTGAATCAAAATCTCCTACTTCTTGTATTACAGCTACAAATTCACCTCAAAGTTCTTTATCTACAACATTTACAGTATCACCATCTTCTTCTAGTGCACTAAGTAGTTCTGTAACGCAAACACTTGAAAGTAGTATAAGTTCTATTCCAAGTTTCTCAGTATCTGTTACACAAAGTCCTTCTGTAGTTCAATCATATTCTTCTAGTATAAGTATATCTCAAACTGCCTTACAGAGTTATACTGGAACAAATCTAAATACTGTTACATCTTCATACTCTCCTTCTCTAATGGTTACTTTATCTAGAACATCAATCTATACCCTATCTCAGACTTCGTCTGAATCAAACTCCCACTCGCCTATGCCTTCCTATACTCCAATTGCATCTGTATCTCAAAGTCCTTTGCACAGTTACACTGGAACAAGTTTGGTATCTAATAGTTTAACGCCACTTTCATCTCTATCGGTTATTCAATCATCTAGCCCATTGTATACTTTATCACCCACGCCAATTGTATCAAGTTCTCAAACACCATCTCAATCCTATTCTCCAAGTGTATCAATAACTCACACTACTTCATCTTATTTATCACCTACAATCTTAAAATCCATAAGCCCATTGAAAACTCCAACTACTTCAGCAAGTATTGTTTCGCTTTCATCGAGCCCTGAAGTATCATATTCTCCAAGTTCACTTACATCTAATTCACAAAGCAACAGTGTATCTTCTACAGCTTCACTAACCCAGAGTCCTACCGTTTCAAGTGTAATATCTCCTAGTCAGATTTATACACCTAGTCCTATTATATCTGTATCACCCTTGTCAAGTATAACTAATACACCATTGTTATCTGTAACTCCCACATCTTCTGCTACAGCAACTTCAAGTGCAACGGCCACTGCTACAGCCACTGCTACTGCAAGTGCAACTGCCACTGCTTCTACCACTGCCACTGCTACAGCCAGTGCAACTGCAACCGCTACTGCTACAGCCACTGCTACTGCTACAGCCACTGCTACTGCAAGTGCAACAGCTACTGCAACCGCAACCCCCACTTCTACCGCTACTGGAACATCTAATTCAACTCCTACTCCACCCTTATCATTTACTGCTTCTCAGATTCCACTACTTGTCTCGTCAATTAGTTCAACTGTTTCACCAACTTTAATTGTGTCACCTTCAGTTACAAATAGTTTTAGCCCGTCCACACTTCTTACTTTTACTAAGTCTTCTTTACCAACTAGTAATTTTGTAACTAGGTCATCTACACAAACACCAAGCCTCTCATTAACAAATTCAAGGACTGTTTCCATAACTAGAACATTTACTGTATTTAGAACTCAAACTGTCTCTGTAACAAGATCAGCAATCCCTACAACCATGATTGTTACAAGAACTACTAGTATAACGGTTTCTAGATCAAGATCGCCCACTACAAGTATATCTCGTTCTGGAATTCCAACTACCTTTCCATTCACAAAATCAATCACTCAGACCATATCTGTTACTAGAACTCCTAGTCGATCTGCATTTGCAACAACTCGCTTATCCACTAGAACTACTAGTATAACTGTTTCTAGATCAAGGTCTCCAAGTTTAACAGGATCAAAATCAGGAATTGCTACAACGAGGCCATTTACAAAATCAATTACTCAGACTATCTCAGTTACTAGAACTCCTAGTCGATCTGCTTTTGCAACAACTCGCTTATCCACTAGAACTACTAGTATAACAGTTTCAAGGACAAGATCACCAACTCTAACAAGATCAAAAACAGGAATCCCAACAACAATGCCATTTACTAAGACAGTTTCTCGAACAACCTCGGTTTCTCGAACAAGATCGAAAACAGGAATTCCTACTACAAGACCATTTACTAAGACAGTTTCCCGAACAACCTCCGTTTCTCGAACAAGGTCAAGATCAGGATTCCCTACAACAAGGTTAGCCACTAGATCAAAAACAGGTATTCCTACTACAAGACCATTTACTAAGACAGTTTCCCGAACAACCTCCGTTTCTCGAACAAGGTCAAGATCAGGATTCCCTACAACAAGGTTAGCCACTAGATCAAAAACAGGTATTCCAACAACAAGGCCATTCACTAGGAGTCCAACTAGAAGTATTAGTAAAACAGGTATTCCTACAACAAGGCCATTTACTAGGTCTAAATCAGCTATTCCTACTACAAGGCCCTTTACTAAGACAGTTTCTCGAACAACCTCAGTTTCTCGGACAAGATCAAGATCAGGTATTCCTACTACAAGACCATTTACTAGGTCAAGATCACCTATTCCTACTACAAGACCATTTACCAGAAGTCCAACTAGAAGTATTAGTAAAACAGCTATTCCTACTACAAGACCATTCACTAGAAGTTCAAGTAGAAGTATAACTAAAACAGGTATTCCTACTACAAGGCCATTTACTAGGTCAAGATCACCTATTCCTACTACAAGGCCCTTTACTAAGACAGTTTCTCGAACAACATCAGTTTCTCGGACAAGATCAAGATCAGGTATTCCTACTACAAGGCCATTTACTAGGTCAAGATCACCTATTCCTACTACAAGGCCCTTTACCAAAAGTCCAACTAGAAGTATTAGTAAAACAGGTATTCCTACAACAAGGCCATTCACTAGAAGTCCAAGTAGAAGTATAACTAAAACAGGTATTCCTACTACAAGACCATTTACTAGATCACGTTCACCAATTCCTACATCAAGACCCAATACAAAAACATTATCTAGGAGTGCAACTTATACCAAATCTTTATCAAGATCCATGTCTCCTACTAGATCAAGGTCTGTTTCATCAACCAATAGAACAAAATAAAAAATTATTCACAGAATTTATTCCGTTTTATCAGCCTTATAATCTGGAGCTACAATATCAACTAGAATCCGTGTGATACCCATCATGATCATTGATGAATATGACACTTGAGTATTGGAAATTATTTGAATTCCTGTTTGGCATACAGGGCTTCCAGTAGTAATAAGTCCATTCAGGAATCCAACAATACCATCAGGCACACAAACATAATTGTATATCTTCGTTGCAAAGTAGTGTGTGCTATATGCAATTAAAGCTGATGCTCCACTTTTAAGGATTGCCTCCATACATTTTATGGATAGAAGTAATCATTCAATTTTAGCACAGTGTAAAAATGATTATTAAAAAACTTATATTAACCTTATGCTTTTTCAGGGTGAATATTTTATAGCTTATGAACATACCGATCAACTTGAGGTAATTGAGGAATTTATGTGTAATGATACATATAAAAGTATGGTTATTATAGATTCTTCTTTAGCAATTGAAAATATAAAGGAATTGCGAGGAGATTATAATTGCTTTGTTGTATTTCTTAATAATAAATGTAATCCAGAACTAGAAACAAGGAAAATTATTTATATTCATGATAAATTTGATGAAATGACTCAAGGCTTTATTTTAAAAACTGGTAGCCTACTCGCCTTCTTTTAGCATTAACGTTTAAAAAAACTTGTCACCACTTTCCTTTCCACTTTTATATATGGCTCCATTGCTATTAGTAGACAGAGAGTTAGAATATTTCCTATAAAAACTCCTACAGTTACCTTGGCTATAGTGATCATTAAAATATATTGGTAATTATCGTTTAACTACTCGCAATCTGAATCAGGAAAGGTTGTATCTAGAGTTTCAGTTTCCTGATTGTAACGCCCCTTATAAGCACCTACCCCATTCACTGAGATTCCATAGAGCTTTCCTGAAAGAGAATCGTGATAATAATCTTTCCCTTGGCATTTTATCTTTTTTACCTTTACTACAATCACATCGGTTATGCTAATTGCTGGCTCAGTAGTTTCAATGAATTTAGGCTCTTCATTACTCTCCTCGACAGGAGGGGGTATAGGTAGTGCAATCTCTTCCTTCTTCTTTCTAGACTTTGTTTCACCAGGAGATTTCTTGGTATACTTTCGCTTTGGCTTTGCTGTTTCAACTACAGGCTTTGCTGTTTCAACTACAGGCTTTGCTGTTTCTACAACTGGCTTTGCTGTTTCTACTATTGGCTCAACTGGCTCCACTAATTCCGTTTTTACAGCCTTCTTTCTTCCCATACATGCATTATCAACTGCCTCCTTAGCCCTAATTTCATCCTCCTTTTTTGGAAACCATCCCTTTTGCACTTCTTTCAGATAAAATGCAGAACCATAAAGCTTACTACTTGAAGGATACGGTCCACCTACAATTCCATGGTCACACTTTTGATTCGCCTGGTATTTGTAATTGTCAATCTTATATGAACACCCCTGGCATATCATATTCTCTCCAGAAACCACGTTTGGACATCTATATTCTGTCCAAACATGTTTTCCAATTTCACCCTTGTCATTTATTAATCTGAAATCATCCCGATCCGCACAAGCTCTTCTTGATATACAAGTATTCATGGTTACTTATCATAGTAGCTCACACCCTTCAAATTTATTACTCCGTGTCTGAGGTCTCATTATACATCTGAAGTGTTCTTGCGCTTGGATCAGTTGTCTCAGGGGACCAAAGGGGCATCCATCGGTAGGGAACCGTTACCTTAATAGCAGATAATCCATATGCAGTTGTGAATAAATAGCGGTAATAGTATTCCTCTTCAGTTCTAGGGGTTAAGTGATTTGAGTAACTCAGAATAGACTTTTCTAGCCAATCCTTTGGAACAATTGACTTTACACGCTCCTGGATTTCCTGGAACCAGGCTTTCTCAGGAGTAGATACACCATCACTGAATGCCTCCTTGCGTCTCCACAGGACCTCTGGAGGCAAGGTAACCCCATCATCGAAGGCTGCACGTAGAATATATTTCTCAACTTGCTTACCTCTGACTGGTCTCAAGAGACTAGGGTGAATACTACGAACAACTGCAACAAATTGCTTATCTAGAAATGGAGTGCGAGCTTCTAGGCCATTGGAGCTGATAGATCTGTCACTGCGTAGAACATCAAAGTTGTGCATTTCTGATAATAATCTCTCAGTTTCCATTTGAAAGGCTGCATCACTTGGAGCATTATTAAAATACAAGTAGCCACCGAACAGCTCATCTGAACCATCACCATTGAATACCACCTTACAATCAGTTAGCTCCCTAATTTTCTTAGCTACCAAATAATTCCCAGTGCTTGCTCTTACTGTAGTTGTATCATATGACTCGATTGCCTTTATTACAGTTGGAATGGCTGCAAAGAATTCATCTGGAGTCATCTTGATTTCAGTGTGATCTGACCCAATCCAATCTGAAACAATCTTTGCATATGCCAAATCTGAAGACCCCTCGAATCCAATGGAAAATGTTTTCAGAGATGGAAGTCCAAGCTGTCTCAGATTTGTTTGAAGGAGTGATGCAATTAAACTACTATCTAGTCCACCACTCAGTAAACATGCAATTGGTCTCTCAGTCAAAAGTCTCTTTCTAACAGCCTCCTCTAGAGCATATCGAATCGCAATTGTGGCATCGGTGAATCCATCCATTGTCTTAAATTGGGGATTCGTAATCCAGTTTACACAGTGATATCTGAGGTCAGCTACAACACTCATAGTATTAACATCATATGCCTGAATGGAGCCAGGGGGGAAATTACTTACATGTTCGAAATAAGGAACTAGAGCTTTTAGCTCTGATGCAAATACAAATGTGTCGAAGGTTCCTCGTAAGAAGGGGACTGCTAGATTATTAACACTAGCAAGGCTGGTTGACATATTTGGCCTATATCCAGTGAAGAGAGGTCTTACACCAAAGGGATCCCTTGTTACAATTAGCCTATCACGCTCAGAATCATAGAGTGCAATAGCGAAGACACCGTCTAATGCTCTGACGAAACTAATCAGATCATCGCGGTGTCTCAAGTAAAGAGGACCAATACATTCGCAGTCAGAACCAGTATTCTCCAGACCAAGAGATTCCTCAATCTCCTTAGAATTGTAAATTTCACCATTGCAAATCCAAGTAACAGGACCTCTTTTAAAAGGTTGCATCCCAGCCGTTGTTAGTCCATTGATTGCGAGTCTAGTAAATCCAAGTGTAACTTTTTCTGTAACATCGACAATCTTAGTTCCTTCTGGTCCTCGAGCCTCTAGTTGCTTTACCCACATCAGCGGATTAGCAGGATCTCTGTTGGAACCGATGCGACAATAAATTCCACACATCTCTTTATAATAAGATGGAATTGTTTAGACTCTAGTATTGTAAAATTGATGCCTAAATTTTAAATTGCATAATACAATAATGCCAGAATTAATACATGGTGGCCTTAAATATATTCAAGTGAGACATGCTATTTACTGTAAACTTTGCAAGGATACAGTTGAGAGCAAAACAAATAACGATTTTAAAATGTGTTCATGTAATTCCGTTGGACTAGATGGAGGTATTGAATCAAGCAATAGAATTATTGGCTTACCAGAAAATATGGAGTCGAGAAGTTTATATTGTGCATATGTGAATGAAAAAAAAGTATGGTTGCCACAAGAAATTATCGAATCCGCTCATTTAAATACTATAGCAAAATACAAGCAGAATGCCAGAGAAGTCAAAGGGTGAAAGGCTCAAGGAAACGATTACCTTACTAAAGAAGTTGCCCGAGGTTGGTATTCCAATTGAATCTTATCCTTATAGTGAAGTTCAAGAGTTAATGACTGCATGGGTGAATGGAGGTCCGGCTACTAGGACTACAATTGATTTCAAGTCTCATATTGGTGAACTTGTTTTACCAGTGAAGGAGGGAACTGTGAGTTCCTTAGATCTGAAGGCTAAGAAGAAATCATCTTAAAAGTGTAAAAGTTACACATATAAGATGGTCCAGGCGGGGGTCGAACCCGCGACTTTGGCGTTTCCTTGTGAAACGTCGCAGAATCTAGAATAGAATTCTAGAGACTTTGGCGTTACAATGTAATAGTGCATTAATCATAGATGAATCTATAAGCACCACGCTCTACCAACTGAGCTACTGGACCAAAGGGTTACTATCCATACATTCATATAATGAGTTATTTAAGTCATCATTCTTTAACCATATTATGAAATCCGGCATACGCGTTGTAATGAACCACGTGATAATCTATTATACACTATATGCTATCATTTATTCTTGGTAAAACATATTCTTGGGGATCTAATTTTATAGTTTTTGATAAAAATAATATTATAGTAACACCCTGGGGAAATGGAACATATCAGTGTCTAGAGAATAATAAAGTCAATGCTATTTGGAATGTATATAATCATATCTTATCTTTTAATGATTCCCTCACTAAATTTGATTGGACTAGTAATGAGAATATCTCTGGATCAGAAGTCTTAGTAGAAAGAATGCCATTAATCTCTTATCTAAATCTCAATAATTTCCACAATTTTCAGGAGGGATTTAGTGATCAGCTTCCAGAACAAGTTGTATTATTAAAAGAATTAACATCATCGCCAAATATTAATCTATTAGAAATTGGTTTTAATGCAGGACATTCATCTGATAATTTTTTAAGAAATAATCCATCACTTAGAATGATATCATTTGATCTAGGGGCTTATGCTTACTGCAAGATTTCTGAAGAATACATTAATTCTACTTACCCTAATAGACATAAATTGATAATTGGTGATAGTACTCAAAGGATCCCAGAATTTATAATGAATAATAAGGAAACTAAATTTGATGTTATATTTATTGATGGTGGTCACGATTACAATGTAGTAAAGGCCGATTTAGATAATTGTAGGGAATTATCAACAAAAGATACACTTGTTATTGTAGATGATGTAGTATTTACTAATGGTTGGGAACAACCATATACTCTTGGACCAACGCAGATATGGAATGAATATATTAGAGATAATAAGATTATTGAATTGGGTAGACGAGATTTAGCACCTGGTAGAGGAATGGTTTGGGGGAAATATTGTTAACTCATCTTTTTATAGAAAAATCTGATCCGTATGTCCATTTGATTGAAACTTTCTTAAAATTATTAAATAAGAAATTTGTAAAGGGTTCTTCTCCATTTTTAAATTCTGATTCATGATCATATGGATTTATTTCGAAGAACGGAATATTTTTCGGCTTAAATGCAAAAAGTAAATCTGGTACCTCTTAACGCCTTATAGTAATCTTCATCCCTTGTAGCACCTATTAGTATTTCATCATCTGATATATTTAAATTACCGAAATTAATACGCTTTTCATTTAAGAGTAAGTCATACCTTCCAACTATAACTATATCATATTTGTCATATGGTATTCTATTTAGAGTATCTTTTAATGATGTATATCTATATAGGTATGTTTTATAGGGGGAATTACTCATGTATATATTTGATATATCGGAATTAGTAAACTCCTGATGTTCAATTACAATATTACTATCATATTTCTTAAGCAATTCTATATTTCGAGGATATAATTCAAATTTATACTTTTCACCACGATTCCACGTTGGTGTAGTAGAATCTTGTAGATCCCATGTATGAAAATAACAATCATAGTCTAACCCTTTTAAAACATTATCCCACGTTATATGTGTTTTGTCAAAGCTTCTATAATGCCCTCTTAGAACAAGTGCAATCTTCATATTAATATTTAATATAAAGCTTTTATACTTCTTCCACAAAGCAATAAAGTATACTCCTTATATATCTGTAATGGAGTTTTACAGAAACTGTTTGACTCTGTAATTCCATATCACATGAGACACATAGAGTCTTGTGGTATTTTTTCATTTCATCTTCAGTATCTGGTTCTTTCAACATATATTTTGTCCAAGCTTGTTTTGCAAACTTAGTGAAATATTCCTCGAATTCAACTGTGGGTGGAATTACTATCATCTTTCTTATAATATATAATATGGTTTATATTCCTACTCGAAAAATTGAAATACCCCCACTTACTAAAATAAGTACAATGTCCACATTCCTTAAAATTGCAGATGTTAAGCAGGGTCCTTCTGAGATGCCTCAGGATCCACCTATTATCTACGAGTTCCCCCTAGACCCCTTTCAGCAACATGCCATGAAGGCCATTTGCAATGAAGAAAATGTCTTGGTTACAGCAAAAACAGGTTCTGGAAAGACTCTGGTTGGTGAGGTTCAGATTGCTTACTCATTAAGGAAAGGTAAACGTGTCTTCTATACAACCCCAATTAAGTCACTGTCGAATCAGAAATTTAATGACCTCAAGAAACAATTTGGTTCTGTTGGAATCATGACAGGAGATATTAAGTTCTGTCCTAATGCCAATGTTGTAATCATGACTACCGAGATTCTCAGGAACCTCCTCTTCAAGAAAGACTCTACCACCAAGTCGATTGGATTAACTGCAGAGATTTCTTGTGAGAATCTTGATGCAGTAATCTTTGATGAGTGTCACTATATCAATGATAGAGATCGAGGCCATGTCTGGGAGGAGATTATGATTCTCTTGCCTCCTGAGGTAAAGATGATTATGCTTTCTGCAACTCTGGACCATCCAGAATACTTTGCTGAGTGGTTAGGTGAGCTCAAGCAGAGGCCCATTAACTTGATTAGCACCGAATACCGCATTGTTCCCTTGACTCACACACTTTGGTATCAACAGAAATTCCATACCTTGATGGATTCTAAGAATAGTTATAATGATGGAGTCTACAGAGATTGGCTAAGTTGGAGGTTGGGGCAGGAGAAGGCTCATGATAAGTTTCAGCAGAAGGTGAAGGCTGCCAGGGCAGGAGGCCAGGAGGGCCCAATTGAGGGGAAAACAAGGCCCACTTCATTCCTTCATCAGATGAATGATCTCATAGTGACCCTTGAATCTAAGGAACTCTTACCAGCTCTCTTCTTTGTCCTTTCCAGGAAGGATTGTGAGAAATATGCTCAGAAGGTCGAAAGCACCTTGATTACTAGTTCAGAGAAATCGGATGTAAATCATATTTGGAACTTTCACTTGAGAAATCATAAGGAGAGCCTGGAGAAACTTCCTCAATACCATTCTCTCAGGGCTTTACTAGATAAGGGTATTGCATATCATCACAGTGGCCTGGTTCCAATGCTCAAGGAGATTATAGAGATTCTGTTTTCAAAGGGATTTATTAAGGTTCTCTTTGCTACCGAGACATTTGCAGTAGGAATCAATATGCCAACTAAGACTGCTGTGTTTGTGGGAGTCAAGAAGTATGATGACCTGAAGGGAGATATGCGTGTTCTCAGCACTGCCGAATATCTTCAGATGGCAGGGCGTGCTGGAAGGCGTGGCCTGGATACCATGGGGACTGTCATTTACTTGCCTGACAGAAATCCAATTGAGCCTTCTGAGATGAGATTAATGATGTGTGGTGGGAGGGCAGAGGTGACTTCTAGGATGGAGTTTGATTATGATTTCATTTTGAAGACATTACATTCAGGGAATCGCACCTGGTTAGATATTATGGAGAAATCTTATTGGCGTAGACAAAGGCAGGTTCAGATTGACGACTTGGAAAAAAGTCAGAACTCTCTAAAAGCTCGAAATAGCCAGCTTATATTATCAGATGATGAGATGGAAGCAGTTCAACAGAAGGTAGATCTTGAGACTCAGTTGACACATCTGACGAATGCAAAGAAGAAGAAGGCTGAACTTCAATTGAATAAGTGGAAGGATGAGCATAGAGGCATGAAATGGGAGAATGCATTGCAAGCTTTCGCAGAAATCCAACTTAATAATATGAAGATTCAGAAGAATAAGGAGTCAATTGAATTCTTACTTGATACTTCTACAACCGTTGAAAATAAGATTCGAGTTCTAGAGTCACTTGATTATTTGAAGCCAATGGAGAATGCAAAATCCCATACAAAGGAATCTCTGACAACGAAGGGTGTTCTTGCAACGGAGTTAAATGAATGCGATTCTCTTCTTATTTCCCAATTCTATCTTTCTGATAATTCTAAGAAACTGGAACCTATGGAACTTCTCGCTGTCTTAGCAGGATGTATAGTCGATGGAAAAAAGGATAATGAGGCTCCTTTGAGAGAACTTGTAATCCCTCAGATTGTAAAAGATACACTATATGATATGAGTGATATCTGGGATTCTGTTCGAGGGGCAGAAAATCAAAATAAGTCTTCAGAATCACCGTGGAAAATGGGGACAACCTGGGTTGCACCCCTTTGGGATTGGATGAATGGTGAGACAGTAGCTAGGATTTGTGCAAATTACCAAGTCTATGAGGGTAACTTGATTAGGTCTGTCTTAAAGTTACAAAATATGCTTGATGAGTGGAGATCTATGGCATCATTCTGTGAGCACACTGATGTCTTAGATAAATTTAAGGATGCGAATCAACTCCTCGTAAGAGAAGCTGTCATTCAGGATAGCTTGTATCTTCACTTGTAATTCACATTAAATACAATCTTATCCTTCCATTGAGCCTTCTCGTAATTAATATGATATGATAACTTAACTTCTTGTTTAACATCTATAGGAAATGTTTGCCCATCCTTTTTTTCTAGCCAAAACTTATCAAAATCGAGCACAATCTTAGTCTTGATTCTAACAATCCGATTCCAGTCTTTTACAAAGAGTTTTATGAATTGTTTATCCATATTAATTTCTGTAATAATACCAGGCACTACTGGGGCTTTACTAGATGCCAATGTATTAATGAAGAATTCATCTCTCTCAAATGACTTTGCAGATTTCTGTAAGATATTAAGTGTTCTACAGAGTGACTTTGAAGATTGAACTTGCCCACCCGTATTCTTTAATGCTATAAGCATACACCTTTGATTGTAGAGATCTGCATACCTACGAAGTGGTGATGAGGCGTGCGCATAATCTTCTAGCTTAAGGCCCCAATGTTTACCAGGAGTATCCCATGGCACATAAGTAGCAGAAGCATAAGCCATCTTTGCCAAGGATTCATCAATTGCCACTAGAGAATTTAGTTTTTCCATATCTGGTTCTGAATGGTGTCTCAAGATACCCATGGAATTAGACTTGATTAGCTTACCTGCCTCTGAATTATAGTGAATCATAAGTGTCTCAACCCATTCCTCTGATGTCGACCTCTCAGTCCCAGCTAGTTCATTTACAATTTTCTTAAGAACCTGGAATTCCTCCATCGTTTCAACCTGAGCCTCCTTATAACTGTAAGCATCATCCACTGCAACCTTAGAACATACCCATGACTGGGATTCTATACCTTCAGGGGACCATGTAATTGCTAGTGAAATAGCATTTCGGTATGCACCTTTTACAAGTGAAAGCTCCTTTGTGCTTATAGATGGAGGAAGCATGTGCTTAGGTTCCTGTCCTTCAGGATATAATGACTGTCCAACCTTTCTTGCGTATATATCTAGACTAGAGCCATCTTCAATTGCAGTTGCAACATCTGTGATACTAATTGTTAGAATCCACTTAGAATCTGAAATACGTTGCATTGTTACAACATCATCCACATCTTCACATCCTGGGGGGTCAATGTTAAATGTGTAACCCTTAATCAGAGGTCTTCTTTCAAGCTGTTCCTTGTAACTCTGTGAAATTTCAACCTTCTTAGGATATGACCATGGAGAATAGCGTAGCAAGAGCATTTCTCTTTCCACAGCATGGTTACCACATGGTCCAAGGATTTTTTGGAGGCCTCCCCTTGGAAACTTGGATCCTTTATCCCATGCCTCAAATGTTACAATGGCGATCATGTTGCTTGTAGCCCCTTTCTCACTAGATCCAACTATCATAAGCGGATATGCTTTATTATAAGGTTCAAAGAGATAGATAGGTTTTCCTTTTGATGTAATACCATACTTGACCTTACTATTTACATACAGAATACCAATAATGGGTGGGTGACTTATTCTCTTAAGAAGTTCTCCATCTTGACTTACCTTATCACCAGGTAAAGCTGGGACAATCTTTTCTACACCTTGAATCATTTTAATACATTCTCCCTCGTCATTGATTATATTGAAATTAAGATAGTCTTTTGTTTCGAGTGTCATCTGCTTTTAACCTAAAAATACTGTGGTATCAACTTCAATTTTTAGTGTTTATCTAAAGCATCTTTATGATACTAAATTATATGGATACAGATATTTATGCATTGGTTGCAAAGTATGGATTCAAGAATTTACATATGCGTCTTGAAGAAATAATGCGTGATGAATATGCATATTTTCAGACAAAGTTTCAAGCTGCTGTTCCAAGTGTAAAGCAGGTTGTTCAGGAACCAAGGAAGAAGCCTTCTAAGAAGTCTAAAATGCCAGTAAATGAGTTTGTCGAGATAAAAGAAGAGGTACAAGTGACAGTGGACGAGGTCAAGGATATAATTGTAACTCTTAATGAGAAGACAAACAATTTCAGAGATCCCAAGGAAATGAAGGAGTTTCAGAAAAATGCAGTTGAGGCCAAAAGGAAAGAAAATGAGGCAGCTGGATTACAGCCGTCACATTTTCTTACAAAGGAAAATTTAAAACAGTGGATTGAAGTTGAAGGGCATACATATGCATGGGTAGCAAGAGAAAAAGCTGGATGCCCTGAGACACAAGTTGCAGCTCAGGCTCAGATGATGGGTCTGAAAAGTAGGATATCTAAGAAGATGGGTAGAACAATGACAGGAAATTAAATAGTACTTTTAAATAATCCTGAACCTACTAGTGATTTATACATACCATATGAATGATTTATATCAAGATTTTTTATCATAACATAATCAATGGCCCCAGGACAACCATTGGTATTAATTTTATTCAAGAAGTATTTTAACCCACGTTCACTTAGTATATAACCAACTGTCCCTTGCCCAATATATTCTGGTGGATTCATTCTATATATATTATGACTACCGAAAGTGGCAACTATTTCTTTATTACCGGGATCTTCACCTGAAACCCATATTAAATGCCAGTCTGGATCTAAATTATTCACAATACTAATTGTCGTATTCACATTGCCCTTTATTCCAGGGTAAATTATTATATCATCTTCAAAAATTAAAAGAGGGCCATTATTAACATTATTATTCCAGACTTGAATATGACTCAATGCACAAGCCATTACATTTCTTTTCTTCTTTTCATTTATTTTCGGGTCATTTAAGATGCCTGTGAACATTTTTAATTCAGAATCACTGTATTCGTATTTTTTACCATCTACAGCACTATGCCTCTTGAATTTCACACAATTAATAAACAATTGTAGGGATGTTGCTAATAATCTATCATATGATCTATCTAAGTTTATTACTCTTGTTTCTGGAAATGGCCTATTATATGATATTTGATGTAATATTACTATTGACAATATTATTATGATAATAAGTATATTATATACCTTCATCTAATATGACTTTATTTCTTTTTCTTCATAGGTTTCTTAAGATCACTTATTTCAGCTACCAATGATTCATCCACGTTTGTATCTTCAATATATTCACCAGTCATAATTTCAAGTGCCGTTCTAATCATATCACCTTGTGATTTTAAAGAAGAAAGAGTAGATGAATATGTCTGTTCAACCATCTGTAAATGACGTTTTTTGTCATTTGTAACTGATCTGATTAATTCACTAGACGAGGTTATATATCTTTCGATATATACCCTGGCCTTTTCAATACCAGTTTGTAATTCATGTTGCTTTGATTCTAAATCATTAGAACTAATTAGTTTATTATACATTCCAACTGTTTTGATTAAATCATCTAATAATGCCAGAGTAGCATCGATATCCAGATTATTAAAACGCTGGATATATACTGCACATTGAGAATTATTTATCCACTCGATTGAAATTGGATTCTCTTTATTTGCAATTCCAGATTGATTGGAAATAAAAATACCAACCTGAACTTCAGGGTGCTCTTTCATATCTCTTAAGAACTTTGTAGTTTGTGAAGAGCCAACAGTATCTCCATACTTTTTTACTTCAAAAAGAACACTTGTATTATGGATATTAGAAGAAAAATCACAATTATGTGCGATTTTAGATGTATCTGTTAACTTCCACTTAGTCTTGAGTTCCACAATTTCATTAAATGAATTCTCACCATCCTGACCTTTCAGCGAAGAATTTGCATTCCTCAGTTGCTTTTTCTCAAATTCATTCTCACGTAGAGAAATGCGAGCCTCTCTCTGCTCAACAGATTCATCCTTTAATTTCATTGACATCTCATATGATTCGCGGAGTGCCTCTATTGTCTGTGTATGTTTAGCCTCAATGATCTTAATCATTTTTTCTGATTCCTTGTGACATTGTTCCCTAATAAGTGTATCATTCTTCGAAGCAATCTGAAATTCAGCCTCTTTATTGGATAGATGGGTTCTTAATATTTTAATCTCCTTTTCAAACTTACCCTCTATATCAGTTTTTGTAGCAGTAGTATCATCTTCCAGCTTCTGTTTCTCCTTCTTTAAGGTTTTTATTTGTTGTTCATATTCAGATTTTAACTGTCGAATCTCTTCTGAATAATGCAGTTCCTTATCAGACAATGTCTGCATAATACTCGAGAGCCTTGATGTAATTTCTGAAGTCTGGGATTTTTCAAGATTTATCAGCTCACTTGAATGTCTTTCCTCTAGATTCTTAATATAATCTGTAAAAATAGTACCCTTTATATATTCATCAGATAACGACTTCTCGTATTCAATAAGCTTAGAAGAGAATGTAAGAGCATTCTGGAACTGTATTATATCAGATGTCAATAGCGTAATTGGCATCTCATACTCATTGCTGGTGTTAAATGTAAAAATAGATAATTTCCCAGATCGTTTTTGACTGATGAATGCATTTGTTGTACTTAAGTCCATACTATAGATAATATGCGTAGGGTGTTTAGACCATTATAGGGGTATTTAATAGCGTGTTAGTGTCAGGTTCGTTGATGAAGGAAGTGTATTACCGTGAGCATATGATAGAGATGTTAGGAACGTCATTAGATTTGTTAGAGAAGGTGAGTGTTAAGTGAATATAATATATTAAGAAGTA